CAGCTTCGGCAAATTCTCCACGCTGATCGAATAGCGGAACTTGAAAAAGCTCTGTGCCTAATTCCCATGTAGATACCTTACCGGAAACGATTTTAAAATCTTCTTTCCCTTGTTTGCCGTAGTTCTCCATAAGGACACCGGCATAATTGGGAGCAACTCTTTCGCATGAAGCGAACATAACCAAGGTCATACAGACCAACATCAGATTAATCAATCTTTTCATTTTTCAAAAAATTAAATAGCTTGTAAATAAAGAAAATCATTGTGGCTGATATTATTGTTACGCCCAGCCATGCGTGTAAGTGATTGAATACCCTGTTCCCGACAACAATTCCTATTGTCAGGAACAGGATTAAATAAATATACTTTTTCATACCACTTTCAATCGAAATTGAAATTATCCTCACCGTCCGGCTCTTCGTCCGGTATGTCATACCCAAAGTCCATCGGGATGAACCAGTCTGAAATATATGTCTGGCTGTCCATGGTTACTGTTCGATAATGGCTATTTCCGGTGCCAATTTACAAATTAACAACAATTGTTCGTCAATGGCCTTGTTGCGTTCTTCCTCCACTATCACTTCCGCACCGGGGGAGCAAAGGGATAATCGAATATTACGCCCATCCACATCTGCAATGATTTCCACTTCAATTTCTTCTGCCGGACGACCTTTGAAAATCGGAACAATAAGATTGAATGAAGCCGGAAGGTTGGAGTTGACAACTTGGCTATAATTGTCGGTGCGACTACCGTTGTCCTGACGGGAATTTTCCACTTTTGAGTCGATGCTGGCTTTGAAGTTCTTCAAGACTGTTATCAGTTCCATGTTGTATTGTGCATCCTTGAAGAAGGCACGATTCATTTTGAAGAACTTTGAAAGCTGCACCGGTTCCCATATCTTGCTTGTGTTAATACCAAATTCAAGAAACTTGGGATAGAATTTCAACTCACCTCTCACAGTAGCTTTATTCCTACTGTCAGTTTCATTGGTGACAAGTTTGAGTGCCATTTTCTCCCGATCAACAAGAATATAACAACGTTTCTGATTGATCTGCTCTTTTTCAGAGATTCTTTTCAGAAGAAATTCATAGACACTTCCGATAGTTCCTGTCAGTTCCACCTTATCAGGCTCCAATACCGGCAGTTCATTTTCTTTGTTGAGTTCAATAACTCTAAGGGTTGCTTCGGTCACGCCCGGAGCAAAATTTACTTGCATTTTTTCGTTTTCCATGTTGTCTTATAATTTTTTAGTTTTGTCTTTAAATGATTTGGCTGGTCTGAAATGTGGAGTATAATGCTCTGCTATGACAATTGTCTTGTTATTGCGCAGGTCACGCGCAACCTTTTGTTGGTAGTGTTTTGGATACAGTGTGCCGAAACCTCTGATATAAAGAGTATTTCCACTGGTTACAGTATCCATGGTTTCTTTTAATGCTGCCTCTATGACAGCCCGGACTTCGCAAATGCCAATACCTGTTGATTTGGCTACTTGTTTGATAAGTTCTTCTTTTATCATAGCTTACCCTCCGTTCCTGTGGATTCAATGTCTTCAAAAACTGTTTTCTGCATCTCTTGTGCTTCCATGGGGCGTTCTTTAACCAAATCGCCATTGCCATTGTAATATCCGGTAGTACGGGTGCTACGATCCATGAACTTGAAGCATTCATCTGTAATTTCCTCATAACCACGCTTTATATCGGTAAGTAACGTTTTTTTACGTTCCTTTTTAGGTTTCAGTTTGTCCTTGTATGCTTGCATGAAAGCTTTCTTTTCTTCTTCCAGTGCTGCCATGTCGAGGTCAATATTTGCCAATTCCGTTTTTCGTTCACCCATCTCTTCTTCACTGAAAGGGGAGGTATAGGTGATTCTTTCAACCGCTGCGCAATTGTCCTCCAGTATTTGTCTGCGGAGCAGCGGATTCTTGTCTTTGAATAGTTCTTTATCCATATTATAACGGTTTTAAGTTGTATCGGGCGGAACCGACAAACGGCTGTGGGTTAGTTCTTATTTGTGCTTGGTGTATATCATCTGTGTGATGATTGAACAACCGAGGCAATCCCGTAACCTTGTCATACACGACTAGTTCGGACGACACATAACAAATAAAGCCTTTCAGTCGCTCTTTTAACCATGCGTTCTGATAGGCTCTGCGTTCACGATATTCTTGGTAGCTCATTCCCTTTGGACGGGCTGTGAAAAGAGGGGTATAATTTCTCGACTCCCCTGATTTGGATTTACTCTTTTCCATCAATCAAATTTTTATATTGTTGTTCAGAAATAAATTTGATGCAATTGTTGTATAAGGTATTATCGTTTATTTCATACGGGTAGTCCACGTTTGGATCATCTATATTATCCAAAACTCCTACAACTGCTACGTTTTTATCATTGTCATTCCATACGATAACGACATCACCGACAGTCGGAATATATTCGGGCTGTAACTTCTCAAAATCGAAGGAGTAATGTTTCTCTTCTTTTAAAGCAGCGAGCATTTTTGCCTTTTCCTCTTCTGTCGCTTTACGAAATCCCTTCATGCCTCCGATACCTGCTTCGGGTGTGAGTTTTACAAAAACTCTGTTACCTTCATCATTGGAAGGAACATAGGCAACGAAACCGAAAGGTACTTTTATTGCCGGTAAAAAGGGGAGTAAGCTTATTTCTCTGATTTCAGAGAGAATCATCATGCTGCCACCTCCTTTATTCGGATTGATAATCACGTCACCGGGAACGAAGATTTCGCCTTCGAATTCAAACTTCTTTTCCGTCTGATTTTCTTCCTTTACAATTTTAACATTGTGTCCTTCGGGCACTTCAACTGTCACTTTCATGTTAATTTGATTTTAAATTGTTTATTATATTCTGTGTATTTTCCCGGGCAGGTAGTTTCTATAAATCCGTTCATTGTAGGGATGCGGAATAATCTGCCGGATTTACGAAGTTCTTTTTCAAGCTGTTTAGCTTTGTGTAAAGCAGCCAAAGAACGTGCTTCATTCTCAATCAATTCTTTGGCTACTGTGATACTGTTGCTGATTTTCTCACATGAACTCATCATTTAACTTCTTCTGCGTATGGAGTATCGTCTTCTTCAAAATCGTCCGGTTTTTGGCCTTGTGTCTTTCTCCAGTCCTCAAACATTTCATCATCCAACTGGCTTTCTGTTTCAAGGACTTTGATCATGGAATCTGAAATACCTGTTTTGGGCAAGAATTTGAAAGCCCAGTTCACGATTGTTTTTCGAGCCATTTCTTCAAAGTCTGTGTCCCACGGAGATTGCTTGCCTTTCTTGACAGCCTCACTACGACTTTTGATTTCATCAATACGGGCTTTGGGCATTGCATCGAATTTCACGACACCCGAAGTCAAAACGGCAAAATAGTATCCTCCAAGAAGATCACCACGTTCCCCGAATACATTAGGTTTATGGATGATAGTGCCACCGGTACCTTTTGTCATGCTGAACTCGTCATTAGCATAAACTAAATCTGAATAAATATCCTTTACGACACCGGTGCGGATCAAAATATCAACTTTCCCCATGTATGAAGCTTGGAACTTCACTTTACCTTTGTACGGTACAAGGTATCCAAGTCTTAGTTCTGGGTTAAGTGTCAGTCCTGTGAGAGAAACGTTTTTGATTGCTTCGACAAGATGGTCTGGATATTGCCGGGCACAGTCAATCAAATAAGGATTATTCAACATTGCCTGCATAGCGAAATTGACTTCACGGGCGAATTGCTGTTCTGTGCCACCAGCTGCTATAAATGCCTTTTTAGGGGAGATAAAACAGCTTTCCAATCCTTTCAGTTGTACTGGAAAGGCTGGTGGGGCAGAAGGAACGGGCGGTTGTGGTGTGGAAGTTGTTGGGGAAACCGGTTCTGTTTTTGTTGGTGAAGGAGCATTGTGTTGTTCCATTCCCAAGTTCCCTTGTTGGGGGGATTGATTTTCTGTTTTGATCATTGTTCTTGATTATTATAAAAGTTAAACATCTTGTTCTTTTCAAATGCAGGTGTGTCAGGCATCATTATTCTTCTGCCTTTATATCCGGGCTGGATGAAAATTTGTGCACCGTCAAAATCATTGTTTTGTGTACAGTAAACATGTTGGTCTAACAATTTTTTGAATGCCAATGCACTTGCGCCCATCTTTACAATGCCATCTTCCAAATGGAAAGCCCAATTAGCTGCACTGACAAATACTGCATCATAGGGAGCTGTCTTTTGTTGCATAACCCAGTAGAACTCCTTCCATACTCCAGTACGTTCATGTTCAAAAAACTGGTAGAAGGCTGCCGAAATACCGTAATGAAATTTGGCAATAG